TAGGTTCTCAGTCTTCATATTATAATCAATTGGCTGGTCTTACTGAGATTCAACATAAGCTAGCTGATACAAATCTCCGTTGGCTCGATAAGGAAAAGCAAGTTTCTATTATGGCTGCTATCCAGAATGCGCGTACTGCTGCTAGTCAGATGCATCTTAATTATGCCAGTGCTAAGAATATGATTGTTATGGCTGGTCTCAATGCTGCTCAAGCTGCTGGTGTTCGTATTGACAATCGTCTTAAGAATGATATTTATGACTTATCTATTGGTAAGGCTGAAAATGAGTATGAGCAAGGTCTATGGATTAATGAGAAGTCACGTATGGGATTTGATATACCTGTTACTAATTTACCTGGTTCTTTTGTTAAAGGTCTTGGTAATGCTGCGTCTGGTGATTTTCATGGATATGGTTCTGGTCACCCTATCAGACGTTTTGCCAAAAAGTCTAGAAAATAACTCTCTTTCGATTGCTTTCTCTCCATGTGAGAGAAAGCATTTTTTTGTTTATTCTTATTTACTAAAACTTATTTTCATTCTCTGTTTATTTCATATTGTTTATATATTATTCACCCATTTCTGCGTGCGTGCGCGCGTTTACGCGTGCGCGCGCGCAATTATAAGTGCGCAATCATACACTAATAGGTGCGCAATCATACACTAATAAGCTAGAGTGCGCGAGTTTCCGTGTAAGGAAACGATAGCCCAGCTACAAACAACTCAATGCGCCAGCTCATCAATACCATGAAAAACACTAGCCTTTCTGTTTCTCTTTGGGCAATGCCAAAGAGAAAGCCGTCGGCAGACCCCGCGGAGCGTAAATGGGTCAAGCGTCACGCTTGCTCGAGGGGTTATAGGGGGCGGCGAGTACCGCCCCCTAATCGCCGGTTATCATTTCGCGCAAGCATACGGACGAAGTCCGTGCGTGTTATAGCGCGTGAAACGCGCTGCTATCCTCCTAACTAAAAGAAATCTGGGTTACTTTTCCCAGATTCCTCTCTCTCTTGTTCTCAAATAGCGAAAGTGACACTGCACCTATTTAGGTGGAGCGTATAGTGTTACCGATGCGCTCATCTAGTGGTAATTTATACACTTTCGTCTTATTTTGCTATTTCTGAGTTTGCATTTCACGTGAAACATTGTGAAATTTAATTAAAATTTGTTTACATAATACCGGTTATATAAAAATATTGTTTATCTTTGCTCTCGAAATCAGTTATTTATTGTTTCTGATATAGATTATTCATGTAAAAATAAAATTTTTGGTTAGTTATGATAAGGAAAAATAAAATACATTTATCTCAGTATCTCCGTTGTGTGATTTCTTATACTGATATTTCATCAGTTCGAGTTCTTCATTTTGGCGTTTCTGTTGATTATGTTGATGATTTTGTTCGGATGATTAAAGATACTTTTGTTCACCCGTCAATTTCATTTACTGATATTATTTATTCGTATGATTCTCGTAATTATTTTCAACTTATATAAAATTTTTGTGTATGAAAAAAGAAGTTTTGAAAATTGTTATTAAGGTGCTTATATATGCCCTTGGTTTGATTGGTTCTTACCTTGGCATTTCTGCACTTACTTCTTGCTCTTCTAGTAGAGCAGTTGAGTTTAAAGGTCGTGGTACAGTTATTATTCAAGATACTACCACTGTATTTCATTCAAGTGATTATTTCCGTAATTTTAAATACAGGTATTAATGATTCAGTCTTTTGTTAAGTGTTTATCGCCTTTGATTTTAAAGGATTCTCGTGGTTATCCTTATCAAGTCCCTTGTGGTCATTGTGTTGCTTGTCAGAATAACAAGCGTTCTTCTCTTTCGCTTAAATTGCGTCTCGAAGAATATACTTCTAAGTATTGTTATTTTTTGACACTTACTTATGATGATGATAATCTGCCTTTGTTCTCCTTGGGTTGTGATTCACTTTCTCAAGACTTCATACGGCTTTATCCATATTCTAGACGTTTGCGTAATGATTCACTTATTGATGATTTCTGTGAGGATTTTTATAATTTTGATTCTGATTTTGTTGATAAAATGGATTATTACTCCTCTTTTGTGATTAATTATGAACATAAATATCATAAATCTTGCGTTTATGGTCATGGTTTATATGCCTTACTTTATTATAGAGATATTCAGTTATTTTTAAAACGTATTAGAAAATATATTTATAAATATTATGGTGAAAAAATTCGTTTCTACGTTATTGGAGAGTACGGTACAAAATCACTCCGTCCGCATTGGCATTTGTTATTGTTCTTCAACTCGACTGCACTTAGTCAGGCGTTCGAGATTTGTGAAAACGTTGGCACAACTTCCCGTCCATGTCAATGTCCTCGCTTTTTACGTCCGTTCTGGCAGTTCGGTATTTGTGATTCGAAACGTACGAATGGAGAGTCCTATAATTACGTTTCTTCGTATGTTAACCAGTCTTCTGATTTTCCCAAGTTGCTTGTATTACTTTCAAATCAAAAAGCATATCACTCTAATCACCTTGGTCAGATTTTACCGCTCGAAAGTTTTGTTTCAGCTATCCAAAAAGGTGACTTTTCGTTTTTTAAGCGACAATTCTTTATCGATATTTTTGGCGTTGAAAACACTTATTCCATTTGGCGGTCGTATTACTCTCGATTCTTCCCAAAATTTACATGTGCAAACCGCTTGTCTTTTGAGGAAACATATAGAGTACTTACGTGTTTCGAAACATTAAGAGTGCTTTATCATTCAGATTCAGTATCTTTAATTTGTAGACGTTTGTTTAACCATTATCATTTTAATCATGCTGATTATCATGATATCTTTGGTTATTTGCGTTTTGCATATTGTTCGGTTTTGCATTCTAAAAATGTTTCCCTTTTTAGTGCTTTGCGTTCTTGCGTCTCTGCTAGTCGTGCATTTCTTACTGCTGCGCGTATTTGTCAATTAACTCCTACTGCTTATTTTCGTAAGTATATGGATTTTTATAAGTATTTGGATTTGTCTTGTTTACGCTCGCATTTTGAGAATTGTCTCGATTCTAAAGATTATTGTACTAATTATTATAACATTTATCAGTTACGACATATTAATGGTTCGTATATTTATGGTTCTGATTCTGAGTATTCACGTTTTGCTGTTTCGGAACAGATTCGTTTTTTACGTTCTATTAAACATCGTGACCAAATTGCTTTATTAAATATTAATTCTAATTTGTAAAATTATGGCTAATCGTTCAAATGTTATGGGTTTGCATGGCTTGCGTAATAAGCCTTCTCGAAACTCTTTTGACCTTTCTCACCGTAATCTTTTTACGGCTAAGGTTGGTGAACTTTTACCTTGTTTTGTTCAGGAGCTTAATCCTGGCGATTCTGTTAAGGTAAATTGTTCTTATTTTACTCGTACTGCTCCTTTGCAGTCTAATGCGTTCACGCGTCTTCGTGAAAATGTACAGTTCTTTTTTGTTCCTTATTCTGCCCTTTGGAAGTATTTCGACTCTCAGGTTATGAATATGACCAAAAATGCTAATAACGGTGATATTTCCCGTATTGCGTCTAGTCTTACTCAGGATTCTAAGGTAACTACACAAATGCCTTGTGTAAACTATAAGACTCTTCATGCTTATTTGTTGAAATATATTAAGGCCTCTGAAGTTGAGGTAAATGGTCCTCAGTTCATTCGCGGTTGTTATCGTCATGCAGAGAGTGCTAAGTTGCTTCAGTTGCTTGGTTATGGTAATTTCCCAGAGCAGTTTGCAGAATTTGATGTTATTAATCGTAAAAATGGAGTCTCTAATAAGGATTTTAATGATGTTCAATACAAGAATAGTCCTTATCTTTCTATTTTTCGATTGTTGGCTTATCATAAGATTTGTAATGACCATTACATTTATAGACAGTGGCAGCCTTATCAGGCATCTTTATGTAATGTTGATTACCTTACGCCGAATTCTTCGTCTTTGTTAAATATCGATGATGCACTTTTGGCTATTCCTGGTACTCCAAAGGCTGACAGTATGAACATTCTTGATATGCGTTTCAGTAATTTGCCTTTAGATTATTTTACCGGTGTCCTCCCCACCGCTCAGTTTGGCGATGAGTCTGTCGTTTCTTTGAAGAATACTAATAATTCATTTACAACTATAGATAATAATTCGTGGTTTGTAGATGGTGGTACGGCTATGCCTTCAAATGTTAGTGTTTCTACTTTTGATGGTCACAACTTGAAAGTTCAAAATTCTCAGGTTCATCATAATCATTCTATAGCTGCCGGTTCTATTACTTCTGCAATGTCTATCGTTGCTTTGCGTAATGCTGTTGCACTTCAGCGTTACAAAGAAATCCAGCTTGCAAATGATGTTGATTTTCAGTCACAAGTTGAAGCTCATTTCGGTATTAAGCCAAATGATAAGGATGAGAATTCTTTGTTTATTGGTGGTGCAAGTAGTATGCTTAATATTAATGAACAAATTAATCAGAATTTTGCTACTGGTGGTAAGGCTACTTATTGTGCTGCTCCACAAGGAAATGGTTCTGCCGATGTTAAGTTCACCGCTAAAACTTATGGTGTTGTCATTGGCATTTATCGTTGTACACCTGTTCTTGATTTCGCTCATCTTGGTATTGACCGTACTCTTTTTAAAACGGATGCTTCTGATTTTGTTATTCCAGAGTTAGATAGTATTGGTATGCAGCAGACTTTCCGTTGCGAAATTGCTGCTCCTGCTCCTTATAATGATGAATTTTTGCCTTTTAAGACGGGTTCAGGTTCTCTTCCTGATATGTCTTCTACTTATGGTTATGCACCCCGTTATTCTGAGTATAAAACATCTTATGACCGCTTTAACGGTGCTTTTTGTCATTCTCTCAAATCTTGGGTAACAGGTATTAATTTTGATGCTATTCAAAATAATGTACTCAATACTTGGGATGGCTTAAACGCTCCTAATTTGTTTGCTTGCCGTCCTGATATTGTAAAGAATATGTTTGCTCTTATTTCTACGAAAAATAGTGATGATGACCAACTTTATGTTGGCATGGTCAATATGTGTTATACTACGCGTAATCTTTCGCGTTATGGTTTACCTTATTCTAAATAGTTTTAGTTATGGATATTTCTTTAAGTGGTGTGTTGCATTATGTAAAGCCTATTGGCGAAGAGTTGCAACATCAGGTAGTAGATAAAGATACTGTCTGTTTACATAGTGATGTTTATATTCTTACCCGTCTTTCTGAACTTAATTTGTCTCAGAATATGGTAGATATTATTAGTAATCGTCTTCAAGAGGTCAAGGATTCTATGTCTCCTGAACTTCGTGCTTCTTTTGATAAGCTTGATGACTTTCAGAAAATGGATATGACTGATTCCAGATATACTCAGTTTCTTTCTGATAAGGTTGAAAAGACTAAAGCTTTTATGAAAGAGTTGGATAATGAAGTTAAAAAGGCTAAGGATTCTGAGGATACTGAAAAACTTCGTAAAGCTAATATTGCTTTGCGTGATTTTGTTTTACGTCTTGGTTCTGATTCTGAGCCTATTAATAATGAGTAGCTTATGTTACATCTAGTATTTCGTGATGTTGGTAGCACTTCGGTGCTCCAACGTCCACTTAAATGTTCTGGTTTAGGTGCTGCTGCTATTGCTGGTGCTGGTTCTTTAATTGGTGGTCTTTTTAGTTCTTCTGGTTCTCATTATGCTGCTCGTAAACAACTTCAAGCTGTTCGCGAAACTAATCAGATGAATTATCAAATTGCTCAAGACAACAATGCTTTTAATGAGCGTATGTGGAATTTGCAGAATGAATACAATACACCTTCTGCTCAGCGTGCTAGATTAGAGGCTGCCGGTCTTAACCCTTATCTTATGTTAGATGGTGGTTCTGCTGGTATTGCTGATAGTGCTCCTACTGCTGATACCTCAGGTACGCAAGTTGCTCCTGATGTAGGTAGTACAATAGCTGGTGGTTATCAAGCTCTGGGTAATAGTATTAGTTCTGCTGCGTCTCAGATTGCTCAGTTTGCATTTCAGAATGATTTGCAAAAGGCTAATGTTGCTAAGACTACTGCAGATGCGCAAAACGCTGATTTGCAAAATGATTATGATAAGTTACGTAATCAGTTTGCTGCTGCTCAGTTTTTAACTGATTTGCGTCTTAAGGAGAAACAAGGCGATATTTCTGCTTTAGAGGCTAAGTATTTACGTAATTCTATGGATGATAGACTTGATTCTGTTAAGTTCCAAAATACTCTTTTAGGTTCTCAGTCTTCATATTATAATCAATTGGCTGGTCTTACTGAGATTCAACATAAGCTAGCTGATACAAATCTCCGTTGGCTCGATAAGGAAAAGC